CTGCTATAAAGTCCATAGATGCAAAACGAAAGAAAGCTATTAAAGCACGTGTCGCACAATACGGGAAGCAAGCTATATTCGATGTGTTCCAATTGGTTTTAGACAGTCCTTTCTTGCTTGGACAAAACGATAAAAATTGGAGGTGCACTTTTGACTGGATATTCTTGCCTACAAAATTTACAAATATTTTAGAAGGTAACTATAATGGAAAACGAACTGATACTGCGGCCACAAGAAGAGAATCGGTTAGCAGTCTTACGGACCTCGCCGAAGAACTACTGCAAAGCTCTATGTCCAAAGAAGGTTGAAGATGTATTTCAAAGTGATGAACCTTCTATTGGCACTATCATAAGAAAGTTTGGTGAACCACAGGCTAGAGCAGTGCTGGTCATATTGATAGCTGATGCCTTGGAGTTTTTCAATGTTAGTAATACAATGTCTGCTACCCAAGTTGCTACTACAGTAGATTTAATCATTGAAGAATATCCCTATATGAAAACTGATGATTTTAAACTGTGTTTCAAGAATGCAATGAAAATGAAATATGGTGAAAATTACAATCGTATTGATGGTTCTATCATTATGGGATGGCTTCGTGAATACAACAAAGAACGTTGTGCTGTTGCTGATAATCAGTCATGGAATACTCATAAGGCTAAATTGTCAGGGGAAACGAGTTTTACAAGTGGCTTGTCGTATGAAGAATACCGGAACGAACTCAAACTTAGAGTTGAGCAAGGAGATGAAGAAGCTGCTAAAGCGTTAAGTCTCTCAAATGAAATAATCTCTTATCTAAACAAAAGAGAAAATGGCAAACAAGAAGCAGAAGGTGACAATTTACTGGAACACTAGGCATATCAAACTTGAAGATATTCCTGAAGTGAAAAGAAGAATACGGGAGCGTTTTGGTATTCCTAATCACACAACTGTTAATGGTGAAACGGATTGTTATATCCGTGAGGAAGATATGGAATTGCTTCGGGAAACGGAAAAACGTGGCTTCATTCAAATACGTAATAAGCCCGCATGAAAATGGCGTTAAAATGGCGAAGTTTCTGTTTGCATAACTTGTCATTTTACGATAAATTTACTGATGTAATGAATTAGAAGTCAAACCAATATAATTAAATTATGGAAGTACAAAACATTAGAATTGACCTTATCAGTCCTTCTCCTTTGAATCCGAGAAAGACTTTTGATGAAGCAGCTCTTGAAGAGCTTGCAAGCAACATTGAAAAGCAAGGTTTATTGCAACCTATCACTGTCAGAGTTGCTAAATCCGAGGAGATGACTAACCTAGAAACCGGAGATGTTACCCCACTACCTTACACATACGAAATTGTTTGCGGTGAGCGTCGTTTCCGGGCTGTGTCACTTTTGAAAGCAAAGGAAGATGAAGCGAATGTTGCAAAAATCAAAGCCCATCGAAAAAAGTCGGAAAAATTTCAGACAATATCCTGCATTGTCAGAGAAATGACAGATGATGAGGCTTTTGAAGCGATGATTACCGAGAATCTTCAAAGAAAAGATGTTGATCCCATCGAAGAAGCTTTTGCCTTTGCGCAGTTGGCTGAAAAAGGACGAACTTTGGAAGATATTGCTCTTAAAATAGGAAAGTCTACCCGGTTTGTTTTTGACCGTATTAAATTGAATTCTCTTATTCCTGAACTAAAAGAGCGGGTAAGAAATGGAGATATACCATTGTCCGGTGCTATGATTCTTTCTAAATTGGATGAAGATACTCAAAAAGAGTTTCATGAGGAGGAGGAAGAACAATGTACTACTGCTATGATTCGAGAATTTGTGAGTAATTCTTTCATGGAGCTTGGTAACGCACCTTGGATTAAAGATGATTCCGATAATTGGGAAAATACTGATATTAAATCATGTTCTCAATGTGAGAATAATACGTGTAATCATGGTTGTTTGTTCTATGAAATGAATAGTAAGGATGCTAGATGTATCAATGCTGCTTGCTATGAGAAAAAACAGATTGCTTATGTGACGCGGAAAATTCAACTAGAATATGAACATCTTGTTAAAGTTGGCGAACCTCTTTCATTTGGAAAAACAGTAATTATCGCTAGACGTCCCGATACATATTGGGGAGAAGATAGAAAGGTTTTCTATGAAAAAACTTTGGAAGCTGTTAAACAACTTGGATTTGAAATAGTTGATCCTGATGAAATCTTTAGATGTAAGTGCTGGTATTCAGAAGATGATGAACGCACTTTGAAAATGCTTGAAGATGGAGAAGTTTATCGTTGTCTTTCATTTTTTGGACATTATTCTCCCGAATTTAACGTTAGTTTCTATTATGTTAGAAAAGAAACGGCTTCCTCTACTTCCGCCGTTGCCGATCTAAAAGAGATAGAAAGGGAAAAAATAAACGCCCAATTAAAAAGAGCGAAGGATATAGTCAAGGAGAAGTCTGCTGAAGAAATGCGTAAGTGGGCGCAAGAGAAAACATATTATCAGAGAACAAAAGAATTCTCTGAAAATGAACAACTTGTTTTTGATGTGCTGGTTCTTAGCGGTTGTAGCAGTACTTATCTTGAAAAACTGAATTTGAAAAAATGGAATGGTGAGAGTGATTTTGTAAATTATGTCAAGAACAACCAAGCTGACCGACACCAATGGTATAGAGCCTTTATTGCTGAATGCTTATCATCGAATAATGTGAATTTCTACTCCTATTTGCAAAAGTGTCAGAAAATCCTTTTTGCAGAACAATATCCGGATGATTTCAAAGCGCTCTCTAAGAAACTTGCGGATTCATATGATAAGAAAGAAAAGAAGCTCAAAGAAAGACTGAAAGAGCTAAATAACGATAACACAGAGGAAGCCTAGTGGTTTCCTCTCTTTATTGACGCACTTATGAAAACGTGGACTGGCGAACAACTTGCTATACTTGACAGTGAGTACCCGACTGCTGATTTAAAAGAACTTGCTAGACGTCTTGATAAAACACTTAGTGCTGTTAAAACAAAGGCCTTGATTCGAAAACTTAGGCGCTCTCCGAGAATCTCGTTTTGGAATAGTGAGAGACTTGATAAATTGAAAAAGTTGTATCCCAATCATACTAATGAGGAAATAGCACAGATATTAGGTACCACTTATTCTGCTGTAAATGGAATTGCATTTAAATTACGGCTCTTTAAATCTAAAGAATTTAAATTTCAATGCGCTTCTAAAAGCTTCTTTCCCAAAGGCCACCAACCGATGAACAAGGGACGTAAGCAAACGGAATATATGTCAGAGGAACAATTGGCAAAAACGAAAGCTACTCGATTTAAGAAAGGACATATCCCCAAAAATCATAAACCAGTCGGTTATGAACGCATAACTCGTGACGGTTACATTGAAGTGAAAACTGCCGAACCGAATGTCTTTGAACTTAAACATCGGCTTGTATGGATTGAGCATAATGGAGAAATCCCCCCTGGTTATAATATTCAGTTTAAGGATGGCAACAGGCAAAACGTTTCCATTGAGAACCTTTACATGATTAGTCGTTCTGAACAATTAAAAAAAGAGAATTCTTTGTATGCCCGATATCCGGAAGATGTTCAGTACCTAATCAAGCTAAAAGGAGCTTTGAATAGACAAATTAATAAAGCAACAAAAAAGAATGAATCATGACTGATGGAGCAATAGATAGATTGAAAGAAATGGTTAATAAACCATTCCTTTATCAGAATGAAGAAGTTGTAATTCTCAATTACTGTGACGGTACCGGTGATGATGGTACCGAAGTTGAGATATACTTGAATAATGGCAAAGTATTGGTATTTAGTATGTTTGATTTGGCTTCCAAATTGAATCGTTTTCGGCCAATAACAAACACAGTTGTCGTGTTGGCTAATGAACGGTTGAATAAGGTGTCTACAGTGAACCCTACCATTTTACAAGATTTGAGGAATTTGGTTCTTCAACAAATTAAGGATGTGAAAGAAGATCCTAGTAAAGTGAGCCAAGCAAAACAAGTTTTCCAAGGGGTTAATACCGTAATCAATCTTGCTAAGACAGAATTAGAGTACAGGAAATATTTAGATACAACAGACCCCTCAAAATAAATAATAGTATGCTGATAGATAAAGAATATGTTCATTGGTTTCGCATCAGAGACCAACCTAATAGAATCGTGTGAGATTATTCATAGTCTAACAATTTAACCCGATCGATATGATAACATTGAATAGGTTTGCCCAGAGATGCTTGAATATCATGAGGAAGCGCTTTAAGATGAATGAGCATAGCTCAAGAAAAGCGTTTAGCATAAGAATTGAAGCCGTTTGGAGAAAATTCGATATTGCTTCTAAATATAGGAGTGATAATCTTCCTAAATATTCGGAAGATGAAGAATTGGCAGCCGAGATGATAATTTACCTTGTTGCCTATTTAAAAAGATTTGGTTGTGAGGACATTGAACAGCTTATCAAAGATAAGATAGAGTTCGATGATAGAAAAAATGATTAGGTGTTGTTACTGACTGTTTGTGTTGTTGATTTTGTGTTGTTGATTTTAATATAGTTAGTTATGACAGAGATTATTCAAGTCTGCCTACTTGATTTTAATAAGGGGCAGCTCACGGGATTGCCGAAAAATCCACGTTTTTTTCGTGATTACCGCTTTGAAGCGATGAAGAAAAGCATTCAGGATTCGCCAGAGATGCTTGAGCTTCGAGAACTTATAGTTTTTCCCTACAATGATGGCAGATATATTGTTGTTTGTGGTAATTTACGTTTGCGAGCTTGCAAGGAGTTAGGTTATAAAGAACTGCCTTGTAAAATTCTGGCACCTGATACCCCCGTTAAGAAGTTGAGGGAATATGCCACTAAAGATAATGTCAATTTTGGTGAGAATGATTTGGACGTTATGGAAAACGAGTGGAATAAGGCGGAACTCCAAGATTGGGGCATCGAATTTGCCCCGGAGAAGAAAGAGGATGAATTTAAAGAGCGCTTCGATGCCATCACGGATGATACAGCCATTTATCCTCTCATTCCAAAGTATGACGAAAAACATGAGTTGTTTATCATCACCTCAAGTAATGAGGTAGATAGCAACTGGCTTCGTGAAAGGCTGGACATGCAGCACATGAAGTCGTACAAAACCGGGAAAATAAGTAAATCCAATGTAATTGATATAAAAGACGTTCGCCATGCCCTGCAAGATAGTAATACCAAGTCATAAACGCCATGACCGGGTGTTCGCTAAAAAGTTGGTGAACGATCCTATCATTTGCGTTGCTGAAAGTCAAGCTGACTTATATCAACAATTTAACCCGGAATGTGAAATTGTTACTCATCCTGACGACGTTATGGGCCTCATCCCGAAACGTAACTGGATGGCAAAGCATTTTGGAGAACTTTTCATGCTTGATGATGATGTCCATGCCTGCAAACCTATTTATGTGGAAAAAGGAGAACCTAGCCGGATAAAGGATAAAGATAAGATAACCAATATCATTCAGTCATTATTTGAGATGGCCAGTATGATGGATGTACATCTGTTTGGCTTCACCGCTCGGATATCGCCGGTAATGTATGATGAATCCGCTTTTCTTTCTCTTTCGAAAATGATAACCGGTTGCAGTTATGGAGTAATCTATAACAAAAACACTTGGTGGAATGAGGAAATACGTTTGAAGGAAGATTTTTGGATTTCTTGTTACATGAAGTACAAAGAACGTAAGGTTTTAACCGATTTGCGGTATAATTTTGAGCAAAAGAACACTTTTGTAAACGCTGGTGGGCTTGCTTCTATAAGGAATCAGGAAGAGGAACGTAAATCTATCCTCTTTATCAAAAAGAATTTTGGTGATAGTATTTTGCTAAAGAGTGCAACCACTAATGGGAAAGACAAAACAAAGCAGCTCGTTCAATATAATATATCATGCAAATTCAAATTCTAATAGTCTGTAAAAAAGGCGTTTAAATGGCGTCCATTCTGTTTGTCATATTCGCCTTTTTTAGCTAATTTTACTGATGTAATAAACTAAAAGTCAAACCATTAAATTAGAATTATGATTATAAGAACAGTTTGCGGATATGATTTCTTTGAGGTGAGTTCTGCAATGCAGAAAGCCATTAGGCGAGCCGACACCGGGGTAGCCGGCTTTTTTGCATTGGAACTTTGGGCGAGTGGGTACCGCGACTATGTGTGGAAGCGTCTGTTTACCATTAGTGCTGAAGATTGCTATGGAATCATTACTAAAGAGATAGAAGCATTGTGGCAGGGGCATGAGCTGGTAAACAAGACTGCTACTGAACCCAAAGGGAGGATATTTGTCAGTAAAGCTGTTATTCTCCTTTGTGAATGTAGAAAGAATCGTGATGCGGATCATTTGCAAAACTTCATCTATGATAGAAAGGATATTGATATAGAAAAGTGGATAAATGATGTCAGGCGTTACCCTATTCCTATTCCAGATTACACTTTCGATGTACATACACGAAAGGGTAAAAAACATGGGAGAACCAAAGAAGAATTCTTTCAGGAAGAATACAAGGCGTTACAACCTCGTGTTCCTGGTTTATTCGATGATTTGGTTCAACCCAGTCAACCAAAGTTTTTTAATGATGAAACCACGGCTAAGTAGCTGTGGTTTCATCATTTTTCATATAAGTCAAACCAATTTAATTAAAAAAATGAACACGTATTACAAATTTGCGCCAAATGTATTTTTGGCAAAGTGTGATGAGAAGCACGAAAAAGGTGAAACTATTGAAGTTACCACCAAGTATGGAAAAGAAAATGAATGTATTGTTTTCAACCTCATTTACGAACGTGATGGATTCTATTACTACTCAATCGTACGGGCTGATGGCTTTAATGTGCAAGAGTGGGCCAAACAAAGAGCTGAACGTCGTCATGAATGGGCTACATCTGCTGTACAGAAAAGCTGTGAATATTACAACAAGTCCAATAAAGATAAGGATTTTCTTTCTCTAGGTGAGCCTATCAAAGTGGGACATCATAGCGAGAAGCGACACAGAAAAGCGATAGATGATGCGTGGAACAATATGGGGAAAAGCGTTGAGTTTAGCGATAAGGCTGCCGAACATGAAAGAGTTGCGAAGTATTGGGAAAAAAGGGCTAATACGATAAACTTGTCCATGCCGGAAAGTATAGATTTCTACGAACATAAGTTGGAACAAGCAAAAGAATATCACGAAGGATTGAAGTCCGGTAAGTACCGACGCGAGCATACATACGCTATGGCTTATGCCAATAAAGCAGTAAAAGAGGCTAAAAAAAATTATGACCTTGCAGTAAAGCTGTGGGGCGATGTTTAATAATTTGTAGTATCTCAAATAATTTACTATGAGAGAATTATCAAAAGAAACCTCATTACAAAGGGTAATGAGGGCTTCAGGTCGTGTACCTGTACAATGCTCATGCAGTGTTTGTAAACAACAATGTCATACGCCATGTTTAGGTACTCCTGATGATATTGAACGAATTATTGATGCAGGTTATGCCGACAGGTTAGCGTTGACGAACTGGGCTGCTGGTATATTCTTAGGGGTTATTAATATTGCTATTCCGATGATTCAGCCCGTTGCTGGTAAGGAGTATTGTGCTTTTTTCGAGAATGGACTGTGTATCTTACATGATAAGGGTTTGAAGCCCACTGAAGGACGTTTGTCTCATCACACAGTCAGGAAGGATAACTTCAATCCTGCTATGAGTATTGCTTGGAACGTTGCAAAAGAATGGCTGATGCCGGAGAATGAGGATGTACTTTCTCGTGTAGTAAATAAATTCTTGAATGCGAGGAAGCCATGAATGTGTGTCAATCAATACCTCGTAGAGATTGTAAGGTGTTTGCTAAATGTGGAGCAAAATCCTTATCACATTGCCGGCGGCACCGCGAAACTGATGAGAAGTGTAAAAGTTGTACTCTAATTCGTCGTAAGCCGCGTAATCGGATTATAGATGATTCAGGACGTGAAATGAAAAAATGTACCCATTGCGGAAATTACTTCTACTTGAACCGGTTCTACAATCGTATAGTGGTGAGAAAAGGTAAGGAATATCATTTGTTGACTTCCTGGTGCCGTATGTGTATGTCACAGATTAATAATCAGAGGGCAAAGAAGAAAAAGTGACTTGTTATTAAATTTTTTGTATGAAATATTATGCTTCAGTCAGCTTTGGAAAGGATTCCTTGGCAATGCTTTTCATGCTAATAGATAAAGGATATCAGTTGGATGAAGTCGTTTTCTATGATACAGGTATGGAATTTCAGGCAATCTATAACACTCGTGATGCTGTTCTTCCAATTCTTAAAAAACTTGGCATTAAATATACAGAACTGCATCCGGAGCAACCTTTTCTTTGGACAATGTTTGAAAGGCCGGTTAAGAAAAGAGGGACCAATATTATCCATAAAAAAGGATATAGTTGGTGTGGGGGAACATGCCGGTGGGGAACGAGTGAAAAACTTCGTGCATTGAAAGCTCACACAAAAGACGGAATTGATTATGTCGGTATTGCTGCCGATGAGACCCATCGCTTTGAAAAGGAAAAACGACCAAATCGGGTTTTACCACTTCGTGATTGGGGCATTACTGAAGCAGATGCACTCCAGTACTGTTACACAAAAGGCTTTGTTTGGCATGAGGATGGAGTAAGGCTATATGAGCTACTTGATCGTGTGAGTTGCTGGTGTTGTGGAAATAAGAACTTGAAGGAGTTGAAGAATATGTATTTGTACCTTCCATGGTATTGGAAAAAGCTGAAAGAACTTCAGTTAAATACCGATAGACCCTATCGGCGTAATAGTGGAGAAACCATTTTTGATTTAGAGGAAAGATTTAAACGTGAAATGCAACAAAAATAGTTATTATGATTCCCTTATGTATAAATGGAAAAGATTATTATGATCGAGAAGAAGCACTTGCTGCTTGGTTCGAGGAATGGTTAATGAAACAAGACTTTGAGCAAGATCTTATTGATCGAGAGCTGGAGCTTGAATATCGAAAGACTCATCCTGATTGGAACACTCCTTATGTGATGTATGGTGTTCGTAAAAAACATAAGTGTATCCAAAAGAATGAAATTGCCGTGTTTTATGACTTGTTACCGAGACAAAAGCGTGCTCGTACTGCTGAAACACATTGGTATAAAGTATTGTACAAGAGAAAGGCCACTCCTGAAGAAGTTGAGTCACTCGAGGCTGGGGAATATACCCGTAGATATTTGGTGTATTCCCTGTTTATTGAGAAGAAAATGACTCTTGACAAGGCTTTATCTCTTATAGTTGCCGATGATAAATTATTAGGAATTGCTGATAATACCATCTCTGAAATTGTAACAGCCTTTGAGACTTTCTTTAACCGTAAATTTAGAATTTATAAACCCGAGTTTACAACTCAACTTAATTTATTTACAGATTAATATGAAAACAACAATTATTTCATGTGTGATTTTGTTTGTGTTCCTGCTATATGTAGGACACTTATCTATAACAATCAAGCCGTTCACAGCCCAACTTCCATACTGGCATCGTTCGCTCGGACTGTTTTTGTTGATCCTCTCTTTTATAGTGTATAATGCCGGTGAACATGCAAAAGGCTATCTTGATGGATTAAGAGAGAGTGAGAGAATAATACTTGAATTGTTGAAGAAAAAGACCGAGTAAAATGGCGTTAAAATGGCGAAGATTCTGTTTGCTAAACTTGTCAATAAAGATTACCTTTATAGACGTAAAGCATTAAAAGTCAATCAACATGAAGAGGAATGAAAAAATAGAAAAATTAGAAAGACTAGGTATTTTCAATCAATGGAAATATAATACAGAAAGAGCAAATGAGACATTTAATATTGAGTGTCCTGACTTCTCAATGACAAATGAAGAGCGGATGAACAATTTGTTAGATGTTGATTGCTGTTTTCATCGGTTTCTAGCTATTTCATTCCCTTTTAATGGTACTCCTGAAGGCGTTGCTTTTTGGGAGAATATTGCAAAAAAATAATCGAACTTAATTGAATTGAAATTATGAGTAAAAAAGATTTAATAGAGCAGAACATCACAAGAGTTCAAGAATATGTGAGGGAACTGATTGAAGATGCAAAGTGGAATAATGGTGTTTCGGAAACTCTTGAATCTACTTCAATAATTGTAGGTAATAGTGATGATATCTATGATTTTGCAATTTTATTTGCTTCTAATACTGAATGTGTTTATTGTGAATTCATAGATAGTAAAATAGAGTACATTGATTGTGAATTAGATTGTGAAATATGCCAATTTGAAGGAAGAATAATTTTTCAATATATAAACGGAAAATTTCATAATCCTGCTAGTCAAATTATCGAACTATCAAAGTTGCTGATGAAAGGCGAATTAAGAGACACAAAAAGTATCTTTTGTTCTATGGTACTTCGATTAATGGATACTGAAGAATACAGTAACAATTATTGTAAATCTTTGGATTTAGTTCTGAGGCTGTTTCCTGAAATAGATGGAGAATTATTAGAAAAGGAATTGGATAGATATATTTAAGCATTACAAGGATGAGTAAAATGAATTTAAATGAATTAAGAGACAAAGCATATAAAACAGCTTGTGAACATGGGTTTCACGATCAAGAGCTAAGTAACAATCATTTTCTTTGCCTTGTGATTTCTGAACTGATGGAAGCTGTGGAAGCAGATAGAAAAGGAAGGCGTGCTAATGTTGATCGGTATAATAAGAAGATTGCTAACAGCCGCATTTGTCAAGGATTGGATTCTGACATTCCCAAAGAGCGCGGTTACGAAGTTGCATATAACGAAACCATTAAAGGTTCAATCGAAGAAGAATTAGCTGATGCTGTTATCCGCTTGCTTGATCTTGCAGGACTTCGAGGAATAAACCTTGAACTTGCCAATGGAGATATTGATGACTGTATTGAAGATATGGCAGAAGCCTGTAAAGGCGAAACTTTTACCGAATCAATCTATTCCATCTCTACACTTCCTGTTAGGTATGACGGAATATTTGATTTTCCTACAGCCGTGAATGATATGATACTATCTATCTTCGGGCTTGCCAAGCACTTAGATATAAACCTGCTTTGGCACATCGAGCAGAAAATGAAGTATAACGAACTCCGTGAAAAGATGCACGGGATGAAGTATTAACTCTCAAATCAAAAAAATGGATGATAAACGAAAACAAATATTGGTAGATTACATATCCTACCTGTATACGACGGGTAGGAGCTATGATAGCATCGGGAAATACATCAAATATGTGACTGATTTTCTTGAAAATTCCGAAGAAATCAATCGTCATGGTTATTATAAATATAAACATAAAAATGCTGATGCTATGGTGCGCCATTCGTTTATGTGTGAGGCTGTTTGTGATTTATTGTCTTATCTTAAAATCGGATATGGCCGACGGGAAAAGGCTGTAAAGCCTTTGGAGAAACTTGAGGTTATTTCAGAGAAGAATAAGAAACTGCTTAATGATTTTATAATATGGTTGACTGATAACAATGATTATTCCTCTCACACAATTGATGTCTATTATACCTCGTTGAGAAAATATTTTGAATACGCCAATGAACTAAATATGGATAATTGCAGACGATTTATAAAAAGCCTTGAAGAGGAAAAACTTTCTCCAGCTACCATTCGATTACGTATTACAGCCATTGAGAAGTTCTCCAAATGGGTGAAGAAACCTATTGAACTGAAACGACCTAGAATGAAACGCAAGTTGGATGTAAACAATGTGCCGACAGAAGAGGAATATAATAGGTTACTGGAGTATCTGAAAACAAAACTCAACAAGGATTACTATTTCTTCATTAAGGTATTGGGTACTACAGGAGCTCGGCTCTCGGAGTTTCAGCAATTCACGTGGGAGGATATAGCGGCCGGCGAAGTTGTTTTGAAAGGGAAAGGGAACAAGTATCGGCGTTTCTTTTTCCAAAAGCAATTGCAGAGGGAAGTGAAGGACTATATAAAGGAGACAGGCAAGTCCGGTACTCTTGCTGTTGGGAGATTCGGGCCGTTGACTCAAAGAGGTCTTTCACAGCATCTGAAAGTATGGGGTAAACATTGTGGTATTGATTCGAAAAAAATGCACGCTCACGCCTTCCGGCACTTCTTTGCTAAAATGTTCCTGAAGAAAACCAAAGATGTAATTCAATTAGCAGACCTTCTTGGTCATGGTAGTGTAGATACAACAAGAATTTATTTACAAAAAAGTTATGATGAACAACAAAGAGACTTTAATAAAAACGTTACGTGGTAGTGTAGCCCAGCTCAATGAATTGTCGGATATGACTGAAGGCATAGATGTTTATGACGCTGCCGGATATGTTGATACTGAATTTCTTATGGAAGCGCTTTCCTGTGTTAATACTTTCATGGATGCGAGTAATATGGTTATTGCGAAAATATCTTCGCTGTTAGCGCCAGACGCTCCAGATGATGAAAAGAAGAAGCAGGCTGATGAAGGTAAGAAATGGAATGTGGAAGAAATACTGAAACATTGTACTCTTGAGGATAGTGTTCTCAAACTTCCGAAAGTACAATTCAATAAGAAATCCTATGCTGAAGCAAAGAAATGGATAGAAGAAGCTGGCGGCTCATGGCAGGGAGGTAAGATACAGGGATTCACATTTCCTTTTAATCCGGAACGTGTGTTCTCCATCTTGAAAGAAGGTAAGCGATGCGATTTGCAAAAAGATTTTCAGTTCTTTGAAACACCTGCTGATATTGCAGACTGGCTGGTAATGCTTGCCGGTGGAATTCACGAAACAGATACCGTACTTGAACCAAGTGCCGGACGCGGTGCTCTGATAAAAGCGATTCATCGGTCGTGCCCGTCAGTAACAGTTGAATGCTATGAATTGATGCCGGAAAACAGGGAGTTCCTTCATACACTTGATAACGTAATATTGCTTGATGAAGATTTTACGAGAGACAGTGTAGGGCATTACACTAAGATTATTGCTAATCCTCCATTTTCCGGTAATCAGGATATTGACCATGTAAGACTTATGTATGAACGCTTGGAAGAAGGTGGAATTCTTGCGGCTATAACCAGCCGGCATTGGAAATTTGCGTCTGAAAAGAAATGTGTTGAGTTCCGGGAATGGTTGGAAGAAGTTCATGGAGAGGTTTTTGAAATCGGAGCAGGTGAATTCAAGGAAAGTGGAACGACTGTTAGCACTATGGCAGTTATAATAAAAAAGTAATTCATAACAATGATGGGAATGAACTTTAAATCATTAGTAGCTCAATTAGTAAATTGTATCAATCAGCTACATATGATCAGAGTTTATTTTCGACAAGTATATATGCAGAAGGTGCTATGATTGTAGTAAGAAAAGGTAAGGAAGCTATGAGGAAAGAAGTTGTCGTAGCCTTTTCCTCTGCCTTAGAGAGCTGTACATTGCAGTGATGCCGATACTGTATCATTGCAGGGTTTGAAGAACGGTTGAATAACAGTAGAATAAAGAATGTGTAAATTTTATAGATTTTAAAATTGCTTTTTGAAATATTTAATTAGAAAAAAGAAGATAGTGCCAATAAGAAGTTTTATATTTGTTATAATAAAAACAAGATATTATGAAAAAAGAAAAATTAGATGCAGATTTTTTTAGAGATAGGAAAATTTTGAAAATTCTTTCCGGCGGATCAGAACGAGAAAGTGTCGTTTTAGTTGGTTCAATTTTAGATGAAATGTTAAGAAGATTGTTGGAAAAATCATTGCTAAATACTGCTGGTGGAGTATTAGCTGATGCATTTGAATCCAGTAATGGTCCTTTCTCTTCATTTTCCAATAAAATAACAGTTTGTTATCTTACTGGACTTATCTCAAAAAAAATGTATGATGATTTAAATCTTATTCGTAAAATTAGAAATACGTTTGCCCATAACATATTTCAGTGCAGCTTTGAAATGGATGAAATAAAGAATCAAGTTTCTAGATTATATTTTATAACACATTCACTATTTGAAGAATGGATAGAAACAGCCTCAATAAAAGACAAATTTGTGCTGGACTCTGTGATTATTATAGTAGCATTGGTTAAGAAAATAGTTCGAAAAGATTCTTTTGGCGAATGCATAGATGAAATTGATGATTTAGGATTTGAAGAGATAGATTGGGAATATTTGAATTCTGAAATAGAGAAGTAGCAGAAGTAAGCATGATTCACAAAAGAATGTGTTATTACATAACGTGTAATTATTATATACTATTTATGATATTATGTAAATAAATGAAGTTGACACTATGTATAACTACCAAGAGTTGCTAAATGCTGATGAGTGGAAAAAATTTAGTAATGAAATACTAAAACGTGATAACTATACGTGCCAAATATGTCATAAGAAAGGCTTTCGGAATGGTTTATTTGTGCCTATCACTTCACTAAATGAGGCATTGGATTTTTTTGCAGATTATAGATTTGATGGAAAAACAATACAAGAAATTATTATTGATAAAGAAAATTGTATCAGTAAAGAATATTTCTTTAAACCTACCAAATGGAATAATTATTATCGCCCGTTGATTAACCAGAAAGATGGTCAAACAGATTATCAATATGCGGTGGAAAAAATTGAGTATGCAGATACTCGACTTTATTGTGATCATATCCACAAAGAAAAAATACTTTTTTCTCATAAACCATTCCATTATAAATTAATGGCACATAAAGATTCTGATATTTTGACTGCAAAGTCTTTTCTAGAACGAAACAATAATGTACGAGAACAATCTCTTGAAGAAAAAAATGGTGGTAATGTTTTTTATGGTGCTGGTTTTATAATAGATCATTTCAATAAGACAGGTAGTGGTGAAGGTGGGAATATTCAAGTGATAGATCATGAAAATAGTCATCAAAGTGTTAGGATTACAACCAATGAATTTTGTATATTCATAGATTTAAAATGTGATGGACATAATGCTTTTTTCCAAAAACTAAATGTTCATCATACATTTTATTATTATGGAAATACTTTGCCGTGGGGGTATTATTGGAAAGATCTTGTAACGCTTTGTGAAGATTGTCATCGCCATTTACATGAGAAACAAGAAGTTCCTATTTATGATGTTGATATGCGTAAAATTAATGATGAGTTAGAAACGTGTGATCGTTGTAACGGAACTGGCTTTCTGCCACAATATAACCATGTGCAAAACGGGATATGTTTTAAATGCCATGGAACAAGAAAAATATTTATGAAGTAATAGATGTATTTTAATATTGAGTAAGGTTGTTGGTTTATATCAGTGACCTTTTTTATGTTGTTGACTTGGGTGTATCTGAAAAGATGCACCCTTTTATATTTTGTGATGATGAGAAAAATGATTGTAACTGGCAGTGAGGGTTTTATAGGTAAAGCCCTTTGCCGAGAATTAGTAAAAAGAGGTATTGAAGTCATAGGACTTGACCGAAAGTGCGGTACTGAAGCTACGAAAGTATGCGAGTATCTAAAGAATGAGGATATTGATTGTGTGTTCCATTTAGCGGCACAAACAAGCGTTTTTAATGGAAACCTGGAACAAATCAGGAAGGATAACATTGATACTTTCATGCGAGTAGCTAATGCTTGCAATCAAAATCATGTGAAGTTAGTATATGCTAGTTCGTCAACAGCGAATCCGGAGAATACCACTTCTATGTATGGAATAAGCAAGTATTTCGATGAACAGTACGCATCTGTCTATTGTAAGACTGCTACCGGATGCCGGCTGCATAATGTATATTCACCAAACCCACGTGAAAGAACTCTTCTCTGGTTCCTGCTTAATGAGGAAAGGGTGTCATTATACAACTGCGGTCAGAATATCCGGAGCTTTACTTACATGGATGATGTTGTCGAAGGACTTATCTATGCGATAGGATGTAACCGTCAGCTAATCAACATCTGTAATGTACAACCGGTGACTACGATGTATTTTGCTACTTTAGTAAAATACTACAAACCGCTTGAAATTGAGCTAATTAATGAAAAACGGGATTTTGACAATTTGGAGCAGTCGGTGAACCGGGATATCTATTTAGTACCTTTGTCTTACACATCTGTCGAGGACGGAGTAAAGAAGATCTTTGATGAAAGGAAAGGGAAAGATATGTCGTATTGACGACTGGGATAAGCCGGAAGCGGTGAAATGTAAGAGCTGGTCTCATCAGGAACGGTTATGTGATCTGAAAGAAAAGGTATCACTTCATAAAAAGGGTGATATCTATTACATCTCCCAGTTCACTCGTTCCAAGACTGGTACCAGCTTTTCAGAAATTAAACAGTCGGAGGAACTTGCATCATTCTTTGCAGAGAGAGCGTGTGAGTTTCTCCACCGCTTCATAGTAGGGGGATATGAAGGATGGTGTATAGTCACCACACCGCGACGGAGACACAACGAGGGCTTTCATTTTTCAACCTCTATCTGTACGAAAATTGCGGGGGCGGTGAAAATACCATTCTATGAGAATGCAATCCAGTGCCTAACTAAAGATAGATTGAATCCGGAATTCTTTCTTCTTCGTCCGATAAAGGAAAAGAAAATAATAGTGTATGATGACATATTAACAACTGGCAGCACACTGCTTGCCACCTATGAGCTTTTAAAGGATAGAGAGCAGCTTCTTTTTCTCGTAGGAATAAATAACAATTGATATGGGAAAGCAAGAGAAACCATTAACATTCAAGCAAGAGAAATTCTGTAAATACTACGTTGATACAGAAGGTAATGCTAGTGAAGCATATAGGATGTCTTATGATGCGTCAAAGATGAAACCTGAAACGATTTGGAGTGCTGCTAGCAGATTGTTAGCCAATAGCAAGGTTAGTGCAAGGATAAGTGAGATTAAGCAACAGAGGGCGAAAGAGACTGAAGTAGAGAGGAAAACGGTCGAGAAGGTATTAATGGATATTGTACTCGCTGATCCCGATGATTTACATTATGTAGACCCTGTTACCGGGAAAACAAAGATGAGAAGTCCGTCCCAACTTCCAAAGCGTGCCCGTAATGCGTTGAAGAAGATTCAGAATAATAGAGGAGTGGTTAATTATGAGTTCAACGGCAAGACAGAAGCCGCCCGGATTCTTGGTGCCTGGAATGGATGGGAAGCCGATAAGAATGTCAACATCAAAGGTGGAGACGGAAATAAAGTCGGTGAACTTCGTATCGGATTTGAAGATAATGAGGATTCGGAAGAATAGAACAATTTGAACTGCAAAATCCGGTATTCACCCTACGGAGAAACCTTACTTTTAGAACAATATGGTTATAAATTATAAGAAGCTAAATCCTAACGGATTCTATCTATTGAAGTACTTGAATGATGAGACTATCCGTTTTATCATTCTCTATGGAGGTTCATCTTCCGGTAAATCGTATAGTGTGGCACAAACCATACTGATACAGACATTACAGGATGGTGAAAACACTCTTGTTATGCGTAAGGTAGGAGCTTCTATTCTCAAAACCATTTATGAAGATTATAAAGTCGCTGCGGCCGGTCTTGGCATCTCCCATTTGTTCAAGTTCCAACAGAATACTATTAAGTGTCTGGTTAATGGTGCGAAGATAGATTTCTCCGGTCTTGATGATCCGGAAAAGATAAAAGGTATCTCCAATTATAAGCGTGTTCAGTTAGAGGAATGGTCAGAGTTCGAGCATCCGGATTTCAAGCAGTTACGTAAGCGTCTCCGTGGTAAGAAAGGGCAGCAGATTATTTGTACTTTCAACCCGATTAGTGAAAGCCATTGGATAAAGAAAGAGTTCATCGACAAAGATAAATGGCATGATGTACCGATGACTGTTACCATTGCCGACAAAGAGTTGCCGAAAGAACTAACCAAGGTTAAATCCGTAAAAAAGAATGCACCCAGGCAAATACTTAATCTTCGTACTAAGCAAATCGAGGAACAGGCACCTAATACAGTTATTATCCAATCTACCTATTTGAATAATTTTTGGGTTGTCGGTAGTCCTGACGGTACGTATGGTTTCTATGATGAGCAATGTGTTGCCGATTTTGAGTATGATAGAGTTCACGACCCGGACTATTACAATGTGTACGCATTGGGAGAATGGGGTGTCATTCGTACCGGTAGCGAGTTCTTCGGTTCTTTCAATCGTGGCAAACATTCCGGTGAGCATAAGTATGTTCCGGACTTACCTATTCATATCTCTGTCGATAACAACGTGCTTCCGTATATCAGCGTATCATATTGGCAGGTCGATTTCACAACTGGTACCAAGGTTTGGCAATTCCATGAAACGTGCGCTGAAAGCCCCAACAATACTGTAAAGAAAGCTTCCAAACTTGTTGCAAAGTATCTGAAATCTATCCAATATTCTGATAGGTTATATGTACATGGTGATGCTTCAACGAAAGCGGCAAACAGCATTGACGATGAGAAGCGTTCCTGGATGGACTTATTCATAGATACATTGCAAAAAGAAGGGTTCGAGATTGAAGATAAGGTAGGCAACAAGAATCCGAGTGTAGCGATGACCGGTGAGTTTATCAATGCTATCTTTGATTGTACAGTTCCCGGTATAGAGATATACATTGACGAATCATGTTCGGTATCTATTGAGGACTACATGAGCGTACAGAAAGATGCTAACGGTGCCATTCTTAAAACCAAGGTCAAGAATAAAACTACCTTGCAGACATATGAGGAACATGGTCATTTATCCGATACGTTTCGCTATGTTGTTGTGGATTTGTGTAGTGAGCAGTATATAGAGTTTAGTAACCGGCGAAAAAGGAACTTGTATGCTTGTAATGGCACTATTAATTTCTTCAATCCAGATACCGAATGTAAATACACTAAGAAGATTCTATATGTGATGCCGAATGTTAATGGGAAATTTGTCCTTATACAAGCGTTTAGATGTGGGAATAAATGGCATGTTGTTGATGTAGTATTTATGGATACTACTTCAACAGAAGATATACGTTCTTCTATTTTGTCCCATGAATCTGATTCATGTGTAATTGAATGTACGGATGCTTATTTCCCTTTTATCCGGGAACTCCGTTCTAGTACAAACAAGGAGATTCGTGTAATGAAAGAGTTTCCGGATGTAGATAAGCGTATTGCTGCAACATCTGATTATGTGAAAAATAGTATTCTTTTTTCTGCATCAAAAGTAGAATCTGATACGGAATATGTTGCCTTCATGAATAATCTGATGGACTATAATAAAGATAGTGAAACAAAAGAGGCCAGTGCTGTTTTGAGTGGGCTAGTACAGTTCGTTGTAAAATTAGGTTTGAATTGAATTGCGTTATATGTGATTGAAAATAAGGATGTTGTATTGTTGATATTATGTTTTCGTAATTTCAAGATTTTAGTGTTTTGGAAAACGGTTTTCCTTTTTACTTAGTTTTGCTCAAAAAGGAACCCAATGAATATTTTTTTTGATAATCTATTTGGAAAGAAATCTAAGACTAAAGGTGAAGTTGAAATAGTTACTTCATCTGAAAATAAGGATATAGATACTCAAAGTGGCAAGGCTGAAAAATGGTCAGTTGCATACATTGAGGACCTTACTAGTCCTATTGTAGCGGGCAGTAACTATCTAACGCTATTCAGTACGATACCTGAAGTCTTTTTCCCGATCGATTATATTGCATCGCGAATTGCAGGTGCTAATTTTCAATTGAAGAAAACTAAGGATGACAGTATAGTATGGGCGAATAAACGAATGAATGGCATACTTAGTCGTCCTAATTGTTTGATGCGTTGGAAAGAATTGATTTATCAGCACCATATTTATAAATTGTGTACAGGGAATAGCTTTATTCGTGCCGCTATGCCTGATGTCTTTTCTACAGCTGAAAAATGGAGATATTGCGATAATTATTGGGTGCTACCTTCTGATAAGACTATTGTAGAACCTGTTTACGGGAATATACCATTGTTTGGCATTGCCCAAACAGAAGATATTATTCGTAGCTATCGTTTGGAGTATGGTTGGAATGGTAGTTTGGAAATTCCTCCATACCAAATATGGCATGATAGAGACGGAAGTGCAGAGTTCTATTCAGGGGCTATGTTCTTGAAGTCCAAAAGTCGTCTTGCTTCCCAAAATAAGCCAATGTCAAATCTAATAGCTGTATATGAAGCTAGAAATGTGATTTATGTAAAGCGGGGTGGATTGGGCTTTATTGTAAGTAAGAAAACTGATGCTACCGGTTCAATAGCGTTGACTGACGATGAAAAGGAACAGCTTTTGAAGCAAAATTTTGAGAAGTATGGTGTAAGGAAGGGCCAGGTACCTTATGGTATTTCAGATGCAGACATTGACTTTGTTCGTACTAATCTTTCTATTGCAGAGTTACAGCCGTTTGAAGAGACTTTGGCTGATGCAATAAATATTGCAGGGGCATACGGCATCCCTGCCGTTCTTGTTCCGCGAAAAGACCAGTCCACATTTAGCAATCAGGCTACTGCTGAAAAGAGCGTATATTGTTCAACTGTTATTCCTATGGCCAAACAATTCTGCAAGGATTTTACAGCTTTCCTTGGTCTTGAAGGAGGGGGATATTATTTGGATTGTGATTTCTCTGATGTTGATTGTTTGCAGGAAGGATTGAAAGAATCCGAAGACGTAAAGACAAATATAAATAAACGTTGTCGTGAACAATTCTCATGTGGGCTTATAACACTCAATGACTGGCGTGCCCAAATAGGCGAAAGTATGATAGAAAATCCCTTGTTTGACAAATTGAAATTTGATATGTCAGATGAGGAACTGGATAAAGTAAATCGAGTTTTTAACACTAAAAGTGGAGATGAAAAAGATGGAAGAGAAAATCAAAAGCCTTCAGTACAAGACAAAGGCAAATGATGTTGATGAGAAGGGTATCGTTACCGTTGCGGTGAACGGTATCGGTGTGAAGGACTCACAAAATGACATATCTATGCCCGGCTCATTCAATAAGACATTGAAAGAAAATATTGGTCGGATGCGTTGGTTCCTGAATCATCGTACAGACCAGTTGTTAGGTGTTCCGTTGAGTGGTAAGGAAACAGAAGGTAATTTGGTTATGGTCGGTCAGTTAAATCTTGAAAAACAGATTGGCCGTGATACGTTAGCTGATTATAAGCTGTTTGCAGAGAATGGAAGAACCCTAGAACACTCTATCGGAGTAAAAGCCATCAAAAGGGATTCTATCGATCCTTGTAAGGTGCTTGAATGGCGTATGATGGAATATTCAACATTGACAAGTTGGGGGAGTAATCCACAGACGTTCCTTGTGAATATCAAGTCTGCTACTGCTGACCAGGTAAAGGAAGCTGTTGATTTCGTCCGGAAAGCGTTCTTGCAGCATGGATATAGTGATGAACGTTTAAAAGGATACGATATGGAATTAAGTTTATTACTGAAGAGCCTCAACGGTGGTGCCGTTGTCTCATGTCCTCATTGTGGTTATCAATTTGATTATGATGCAGAAACAGAGCATACCTTTGCCCAACAGGTATTAGATTATGCTGCTGATTATCAGAGATGGATAACACAGGACATTGTAAGGGAAGAAATGGAGAAGCTCACTCCGGAGATTAGAACCCAAGTAATTTCTCTTATTGATTCTGTCAAATCAGAAAAGAAAGAATTTTCTCAAAAGGGTCTACAAGACCTTATGAATTATGTAAGATGTCCCCACTGTTGGGGAAAAGTATATCGTTCGAATGCTATTCTGCAAAACACTTCTGAAGATACCACCGGAAAAAATGAGCCGTCTGTTGACACTCAAGAAAAGAATGACGGGGAAAATGGGAACGATGAAGTGACGATTAAAGCCGCTGATAATGGCACTTTACTCGATTTTAAGAGTTTGAATAGCTGTTTCGAGAATAAATAACTTAAAATTTAAATTTTATGCCAATTAGAAAATTTACAGTATCAGATTTTAATCTGAAAACGGACGGCTTGCCGGCAGAACAGAAGGCGTTTATGGAAAACATCGTCGGCATGATGTGTGAAGTAGTAAACAAGTCCCTTGAAGGAATTGCATCACCGGATGAGGTATCAAAACAGTTTGACGATATTAATAAATTGCTGAAATCCTATGACAATGAGAAGTTCCAGCAATTGGTTAAAGACAATGAAGAACTCGTTGCCCAGGTAAAGACCCTTGGAGAAAGTATTGAGAAAATGAAACAAAAGGGCTTGTCTATGAATGCTATCAACAAGTTCGATGAGAAGTTGAACGAGATGCTTGATTCTGAAAAATTCAGAGATTTCGCAGAAGGAAAAACACGCAAATCAGGAGAGTTTGACGGCTTCTCCTTGAAAGATGTCGTTTCCATGACTGACAATTACACCGGTGATTTGTTGATTACTCAACAACAGAAACGTGTTGTGACTCAGGTTGCCAACAAAAAGTTGCATATGCGTGATGTATTAACGACGCTGACAGCTGATCCTGCATATCCTCAACTCGCCTATGCGCAAGTATATGCTTTCAACCGCAATGCCCGTTTTGTAACAGAGAACGGTCGTTTACCGGAATCAAGTATCAAGGTAAAAGAGATACAGACAGGAACTAAGCGCCTTGGTACTCATATCCGTATCTCAAAACGTATGTTGAAATCAAGAGTGTACATTCGTTCCTACATCTTGAACATGCTTCCTGAAGCTGTTTGGATGGCAGAAGACTGGAACATTTTGTTTGGTGACGGTAATGGTGAGAATTTGCTTGGTATTATTAATAATACTGGGGTGACTTCTGTAGAGAAGATTATTAGTACAGCCATTGTTACAGGTGCCGCCGGTGCTGTAAAAGCTATTACCGGATATAACGGTGATAAGGATGTAATTGTAGAGTTTGCAGAACCACAGGATTTGATTCTTGATGGAATGAGTATCACGTTCGCTGGTGCCGCTGTTCTTACAGAACTGAACAAAACACACGCTCTTGTGAAAATGGAAGATGGTCGTATCCTTATTCCTGGTGTCGCGTTCTCCGGTGCTGAAACGGCTACGGATAAAATGACATTCAGTGTTCATGAAGCCGGCTTTAAGAACATTGAGGAACCCAACTCTGAAGATGTAGTGAAAACAGCTTTCGCCGCAATGACATATGCCCAGTATTTTCCGAATGCTATTATTCTTAATCCAATGACTGTTAACGGTATGGAATCAGAGAAAGATACGACAGGACGTAATCTTGGTATCGTTAAAATGGTTGATGGGGTGAAATATATTGCCGGTCGTCCGATTATCGAGTATGGTGGTATTCTTCCAGGTAAGTATCTTTTAGGTGACTTTAACCAAGCTGCAAATTTGGTTGATTATACCACTTTGACACTTGAATGGGCTGAAGATGTGGAGACCAAGCTTTGCAATGAGGTTGTGCTGATGGCACAAGAAGAAGTTATCTTCCCGATTTATATGCCGTGGGCTTTCGCTTATGGGGATTTGGCCGCATTGAAGACTGCAATAACTAAAGCGTAGGATTATGGATTACATACTTAGAGGTAACGATAAGGATGTAACCAATGTGCTTAAAGAGCAACGCATTCGGATTAATAGAGGGATGATTCAACTCATCCCTATTTCCGAATGTGGTCTTGTTACAGAAGAAGATGCCCGAAAGACATTGGAATGTATGCTTGCAGAGAAAAATGAAGAGATTGGCAGGCTTACTGCATCCATTGTAGAGAAAGATAAGACAATTGTTGAACTGACAGAAGAGCGTGAAACAATGAAAGCTCGCATTGCAGAACTTGAAGTACAGGTGCCTTCTGATGAAAAGAATCTTCCGGTTGCCGATTCAAAAGATTTGCAAGAGGAAGATGCCAAGGAGGTAACTGTTACAGATGATAAAGCCGTTTCCGTGGAAGATGAAAAGAAAACCGGGAAAGGCAAGACTTCTAAATAACTATCGCTATGTTGATTGATGTTTCATATTTTATGTCAGGTCCCAGGCATATTGAGAATGTTTCGGTCGCTGAAATGCCTTCGCCCCAATCTCTTGCTGTGAATGAGGTGATAAATGGGTATATTAAGGTATTTCAGCCCGAATTTCTCCGGAATGTTGTTGGTGTGACTCTTTCCCAAGCTATCACAGATTATTTGGAGCTTATTGAACGGGAAAAGGAAGATTCTTCAGATGAAGTTGATATTTCAGAAGAGAAGGAAGCCCCCCAGTCCGGATATGCAGTATTATGCGAGAAGCTGTGTGAACCGTTCGCTGACTATGTCTTTTATCATATTCTTCGTGACGCAAACACCCAGGCTACAATAACCGGGCTTGTCCGTTTGAAATGTGCTAATGAATATATAGCTCCTTTGAAGAGACAAGTAAGCACATGGAATAGCATGGTAGAGAAGAATAAACAGTTTGTTGAATGGGCTATGTCGAATGATTGTCCTTTCGATGTGAAAATAACCAAGAATCTTTTGACCCCAATTAATGCTTTCAATTTATGATAGATTTAGATATAACAGAACTGTTTGAGGAGATTGTAAAGGAACTTCCAGAAGGGCTTGAAATTCTCTATCCAAATGGGAAAGGGGGAACTAAAGTTATGAAGTCCCCAAGGTTGAATTACATCTTCGGTAGCAGTCAATATATCAAAGATATTTTAGATGAATACAGTAAGTCTTCTGCCCAGTCTGAAAGGAAGTTTCCATTGGTTGCACTATTCACTCCAATTAGTGAGGATAGAGGTGATGCGGATTATTTTTCAAAAGCAAAGGTTTCGTTAATTATAGCATGTTCTTCTTGTAAAGAGTGGAGCAATGAGATGCGCAGAACCACATCTTTTAAAAATATCCTTCGGCCAATCTATAAACGTTTATTGGAAGTATTATATGAAGATTCTCGGTTCGACTGCGACTATGACGAAAAAGTGAAACATAGTTATTCAGAAAACTATTCATATGGCAGATACGGAGCCTATACAGATTCCGGTGAGGCTGTGAGCGAGCCGATTGATGCCATAAATATACGCTCGATGGAAATAAAAATTAATAATCTTAATTGTAGAAGAAAATGAGAAAGATTAGAACGTGTAAGGGTTCCCGGATGAACACTGGTAGTTCTGCCTGTAGCATTGACTGGAAAAAAGTCAAAGGTGCTATCTTGACAGAACATGGTGTCAAACTCCCTGCTGATATAACAGGTGAGAAGTTGCTCGAATTGTGCCATGCAGACCGTCCCGGGCGTATTTACCCTATTTTGCCATTCCTGGAGTATGCCAAGAATGGTGGAGAGCCTCAAGTTAATCCTGTAGGGTACGGTGCAAGTGAATACAACGGGCTTAGCGCTCAAACAGACACCTTCACTTTGAAGAAATTTGATGAGGTTTTGAATGCCCAGCTTCTGAAATGTGCCAATAAAGGATGGGACGTTTACTTTTGGAATCAGGATAATATGTTGATCGGTTATAATGATGACACTGATATCCTTGCCGGTATTCCGATGTCTACTGTTTACCCGACCGTGACACAGTACCCGACCAGTAGTGCTAAGTCTGCGATGACTGTTAGTTTTTCACATGAAGATGTGGAAGACAGCCAATTGCACTTTGACTACGTGCAGTTAGACTTCAATCCCAAGAATTTCGTTAAAGGCTTGGTTGATGTTGTGTTTCAAAAGTTGGAGGCCGAAAATACTTACAAAATAGTTGAAGTTGTTGGTGGTTATGACCGTACAGAAGAATTTGGCAGTCTTATTGCTGATGGTGCTGCTGAAGTTATGAATAACGTAACTTCTGCTACATATTCGGATGGTATCATTACCATTGTTCCTAAAGCCGGGGCGGTTCCTTCGTTGAAAGCTCCTTCTGTATTGTATGAAAAAGGAATCAGAGGTATCGAGCAGGTGTCATGAAGGTAGATAATGTTACGTTCGTCGAGGTTGCTGTGAAGGGCATGACGAAGGAAGAGTTTATTAATGCGCACATTAAAGTCGTGTGGCAGGAACTGAAGGAAGCTGACCGCAAGAAGAAGCTCTCGGAAGTGTACGATGCGATAACTAAGTAACCGACGGGCTGGGGTGTGATTACAGCCCGGCCCGTTATATTTTTACTGTATGGCAGATTTTGATGAATTACATAGAGTTATTCATTCCATTGCATCCGGGTTTGAAGAGGAATGTATTAGGTGTATGGAAGAACATAAGAATGTACTCGTTGATTGCATTCAGGAACAATTATATTCCGGTCTGGACGGTACTGAACATCTATTGAATCCTGATTATGATACTGACACCTATTTTAACGAGCCCGGTCCCTGGCAGAACCGTGCGGAACAATATAAACGATGGAAGGAGAGGATAACTCCACCTCTTAGAAGTGAGATGCTTTATTTGCCACCGCGTCCGGTTGAGGTACCTAACCTCTTTATTACTGGTACTTTCTATGATAGCATAACTGCCGATAGAATTGATTCCGGGCTTCGATTCTCAACGAAAGGATTTACGGACGGTAGTTCTATTGAGAAGAAATACGGTGAGCAGATTTTAGGCATTGGTGATACAGCTAAAGAGTACTTTAATATTATGTATCTCCGTCCCTGGATGGAACGTTTCTTTTCAGAATGTGGATATCGGTAGAAAATGGCTTGTAGTTGCGAAATAAAAAAGATGCAGAGTGAACTGGAACGTATCAGTGATCTTGCAAAGAAAGCAGCTGTCTTGGATGGTTGCATGTATGTCGTTTATCAGAAAGAAGATGGTACCTATGCTTTTGATAAACTAGGAGTTGAGATAAAAGGAAAGATTGTTGAATATAGACATTACCTGTAATTATGGCAGATTTAAAATTAAAAGATTTCGTTGATGAGAACGATTTGCAGAAATTGGTGGAGCTTGATAATACTATTGAGCGTGTGAGGGCTGATTATGTTAATGCGGCCAAAGAATTAGCAAAAGGTTTGAAACTAAATGTAGAAGGCGTTGCTGATCTTGAAAAGTTGAGTAATCTTTATAATACTCAAGCAAAAACGGCTGGTTCTGCATCTGCTGAATTAACCGAGGCTCTTAGAAAACAGTCTGAAATAACTCAAACTGTCAGTAAGAAGATAGAGGAAAAGCTAAATGTAGAGAAATTATCTGCTGCTGAATTGAAGAAACTAACCAAGGCAAACTCGGATAATGCTGCGTCCTTGGAAAAGGCTGCTAAAGCGGAAGCTAACTTGACAAAAGCGCAGAATGCCGGTAATACTACTCGTAAGAAAGCTGTTTTATCTGAAGAAGAACGTTTAAAACTTATCAGAACTGCTATTACCTTGACTAATCAGGAAGTACATAGCCGTTCACAAGCAAAGGAAATGAATAAGCAGCTGCAAAAGGCTGTTGATGTTTTGAAAGATACGGATGAAAACTATATTCGTACACTTGCCCGTCTTAATTCTACTATTGGAATCAACACTGATTACATAAAGCGAAATTCCGATCGATATAGTCAACAGAAAATGACAATTGGTGCATATCGGGAAGAAGTAAAGGCGGCATGGATTGAAATACAGAACGGTAATAAGTCCATGCAGAACATGGGAATTATTGCCCGGAATGCTGGAATGATGCTTAAAACGGAGATGGCTCCTGGGCTAAACAAAGTTGGTGCAGGATTGAAAGGGTGGGCTGCTGGATATATTGGTGCACAAGCTGTTGTTAGTGGAGTTGTTGCTTTATTTACAAAACTACGTGAAGGGGTAGGTGATATTATTAAATTTGAATTAGCTAATAGTAGGCTTGCTGCAATATTAGGAACCACTTCTGATAAAGTGAAGGAGTTAACCGCGGATGCTCAACGTTTGGGTGCTACAACGAAATACACAGCATCCGAAGCTACGGATTTGCAAATAGAACTTGCTAAACTAGGTTTTACTCGAAAAGAAATATTAGATGCAACAGAGCACGTTCTAAAATTTGCACAAGCTACTGGGGCGGAATTAGCAGACGCGGCTTCATTGGCAGGTGCTTCTCTTCGTATGTTTAATGCTGATACAAGAGAAACTGAAAGGTATGTGTCTGCGATGGCTGTCGCAACAACCAAAAGCGCATTGTCGTTTTCATATCTCGCTACTGCATTACCAATTGTTGGACCTGTTGCAAAAGCCTTTAATTTCAGTATTGAAGATACTTTGGCTTTGTTGGGTAAATTATCGGATGCCGGCTTTGATGCTTCAATGGCTGCTACTGCTACCCGTAATATTTTTCTAAATCTAGCTGATAGTAATGGAAAGCTGGCAAAGACGTTAGGTAAGCCCGTTAAAACATTGCCTGAATTAGTTGAAGGATTGAAATCGCTAAAAGAAAAAGGGGTAGATTTGAATACTACTCTTGAATTAACTGATAAGCGTAGTGTTGCCGCTTTTAATGCCTTTCTCACCGCTGTTGATAAAATATTACCACTTAGAGAACAGATTACTGGTGTAGAACGTGAATTGGGCGATATGGCTCACACGATGGGAGATAATGTTCATGGAGCTCTTGCTAACTTATCTTCAGCATGGGAAGCGTTTATGCTTTCTTTCTCCGAGTCAACTGGACCTGCTAAGGAGTTTCTAAATTGGATGGCTGATAAAATAAGAGGTATCGCTAATGATTTGAAATCTCCTGAAGAAAAAATAGAAAAGATAGATTATAATTTTAGAACACTTGCAAAAAAAGATGCGAACAAAAAGTTATTGGAAGTAGAAAAAGATTTCCAAGCGGAATATAAGAGGCTTATTGATGCTGGTGATACAGAGGAACAAGCATACACAAAAGCTGTTATTCAAATGAAAAATAAACGTATTGAAGTAACGGCTCAAGAGAGAGAAGCTTTAAAACGGATGAAAACTCGTGCTCAATATGCAACATCAGAGTTTGAAGATATGTCTTGGATAAAGAATGGTGCTGCTAAAATGTTTGGTTATTACACATCGGAAGCGGAAAAAGCGGATAAGGCTCAGTTGGAATTTTCTAAAAACTTATTCAAAATAGCATCTAGCGATGAGTTTAATAGTGGACTTGATGTGATTGCAGAAAAGTTCCGTCCAAAGGGTAACGACAAAAATGGTTCAGGTATAACTGTCCTTACTGATAAAGAAAAACGTGAACAGGAAAAAGCAGCCAAAGAAAAACTGAAGATTCGTGAAACTTATCAGGAATCAGAACTAGCTCTTATGGATGAGGGACTGGAGAAAGAACTTGCTAAAATTGGTGTTGCTTACTCGAAGAAGATTGCTGCTGTCAAGGGTAATAGCAAAGAGGAAATTGCTACACGTCAGAATTTAGCTAAGGAAATGCAGGAAAAGCTAGATGAGTTTACTATTAAGTATAATTCTGATCGTGAGAAGAAGGATGTTGAGAACGCTCTTGCTGTTGTAAAAAAGGGGTCCCAGGAAGAACTTGATTTGAAATTGCACCAGTTGGAATTGCAACGTGAAGCAGAAATTGATGCAGCAGAGAAAACAGGTGAAGATGTTTTTCTCATTGACGACAAATATGCAAAAAAGAAACAAGAACTTTACGAAAGACATGCATCCGATCAGGTGCAATTAATAGCAGAGAATGCAGCGCATGAGCAGGAAATCCGGGATGCTGCATATGTTATGGATACGCTTGCTCTTAAAAAACAGTTAGCTTCTAAGGAAATAACCCAGCAGGAGTATGCAGAACTTGAGTATCAGTTAAAATTAGATTATGTACGTAAAACCTCGGAAGCTGCCATTGACGCTTTGGAATCCGAACTTGCTACTGTCAACTTGAGTACGGACAAAAGGGAGAAACTTGAGGAGAAACTTGCAAAATTGAAAGCGGACCTTGCCCAAAAAGAAGCAGAAACAGAAATAGATGCTATCAATAAAGTTACTAAAGCGGATGAGAAAGCACAGAAAGAACGTCAGAAGAACTTGAAAAAATGGCTTCAAACTGCATCTCAAGCTGTGGGAGCTATTGGAAACTTAGTCTCTTCTATTTATGATGGTCAGATTCAGAAAATAGAAGAAGAGCGGGAAGCTAATGAGGAAAAGTATGATGAGGATATTGAACGAATTGAGAATCTGGCAGAGTCAGGTGCTATTTCCGAAGAAGAAGCAGAAGCGCGTAAACGTGCTGCAAAATCTTTGACAGAAGCAAAAAATGCTGAACTAGAAAAACAAAAACAAGAAATGGCACGTAAACAAGCCATTTGGGAAAAGGCGACTAGTGTCGCTCAAGCTGGAATAGCCACTGCACTGGCAATAACTGAAGCTTTACCGAATATTCCTTTATCTATTGTTATTGGTGCCATGGGAGCAATTCAGGTTGCAACTATTCTTGCAACTCCTATTCCTTCTTATGCAGAAGGTACCAAAGGAAATGATAGACATCCCGGCGGTACCGCTTTAGTTGGTGATGCTGGTAAGCATGAAGTTATTATGTATTCCGGAAAAGCATGGATTACTCCTGCTACTCCAACTTTAGTTGATATTCCTAAAGGTGCACAAGTCTTTCCTGATGTTGATAAGGTAGATATCTCTAATTTTGACATGCCGGATTGGGATTTTCCTACATTTTCACCGACATATTTTGCATCTTCTTCCGGTGACACCATTGTTTTCAATGATTATTCCCGATTAGAAAAAAGAGTTGATAGAACAAATCTCCTTTTGATGAAGAGTCTTAAAATGCAGCGTCAGGATGCGTCTAACCGTGATTTTGAACTGTATAAGTTGTCTAAACTGAAATAGCTATGATTGAAAGATTAAATCAGATAACATTGAATGATTTCATTGAGCTTTCATGTGGAAACTATGCTTGTTTGCTTTCGGACCGCGGATCTGTGTCTGAAAGCACACTTAAAGAGATGGCATCTAAATTAATTATCGAATACAGAAGTATTGTTAATCCTTCAGGTATGCAGGCTATGATTATGGACAAAGAGGATATGGTGAAGGAACGTGCCAAACTATTGAGCCTTCGTATATGTCAGACTCTTGTTTCTCTTGGCTTTTATGATGATGTTCGTCAGGTATTGGACCAGCTAAATGTAGATACCCGAAATATGAGTGATGAACAAGTAATATCGAAGATTGATTATTTACTTCATTCTGCAATTTTTGAGCAAAAACGGAATGAGGAAAGACGCAGTGAGGAACATAAAGGAAGTAAGGCTACTCCTGAACAAATTCGTTCTTCTTTTGATGCTGAGATTGCTTTTCTAATGACATTCTTTAAAATGAGTATTGATTCCCGCGTAATTAATGCTGCTGTCTATGCGAATATCGTTCATCAAGCTGATGTTGAAATATCGATCAGAAAAAGAAGCACATGATAATATTGGTATTACATATATGCTGTAATTCGATTAATTTTTAATTAAAGCGAATTATTTCATACAGTCGTTTGTACATCTCCTTTAGAATCACAAACGACTTTTTTATGAATAGAAAAAACAGCATCCATTGTATAAATAGGCATTTATACAATGTTTTATTGTCAGAATTACGTACATTAGAGACGAAGTGTAATCGGATAACGGCAGAAGTGTCCGAGGTAAAAAAAATGATTGCCTTATTGCCCCCCGATATAGGCACTCTTATTAGTTCAATCGAGCGTTCTGCTAAGGAAATGCACGAACAAAGTATCATGCACCGGAAATATGTGGAAAGGTGCATTAATGGCGAACCGAAGATACACCTAATAAGGAGGGCTGACAATGGACTTTGAAAAGGAATTATCAGAAATATATCCTTGGATATTAAAGGTGGCAAGAAAATTCTGCTGTTCCATGCAAGATGCTGAAGACTTAGCTGGTGATACAGTTTATAAGCTACTTGTGAATCGTGATAAATTTGATTGTTCTAAACCACTTCAACCGTGGTGCCTTATTATAATGAGGAATACTTATATAATAAGATACAATAGAAATTCCCTTATACATTTTACAGGGCTTGATATGGTAGACGGAAGTGCCATTTCTAACTGTACAGCTCATTCAATACTGTTTGATGATTTGGTTTCCACAATACAACGGTGTGCTAAACAATCCCGTTGTATTGATAGTGTGATGTATTATGCTAGTGGGTATTCTTATGATGAGATAAGTGAAATTCTGCATATTCCGGTTGGAACGGTTCGAAGTCGCATTTCATTTGGTAGAAAGAAAATAAGTCAAGAACTTAATTATTGAAAAAATGTATTATATTTGTAGTTTTAAAATGTATGGAAATGGAGAAATTTAACCCATTAGAACAAGAAGTGATAAAATGGATTGTAAATCAATCTATTGCCTCTATGACAAATTTTGATGTGATTATTTGTCGTAAATTTTTTAATAATATATATAAATTAGCTTTTGTATATGGTAAATTGTCTGGTAAAGAACAGGCTATACTTTTGGTGAAGAAATGTGATGAAGAAATGATGAAAGTCCGTATTTCTCAATTTCTCCAAGTTGTGAGTTTACTAAAGCATTTAAAAAACGAAGGACTTACAAATTTATTGTTAGATAACGTTACTACTAATGATGATTTTCTTAGTATTCTTCATGATGAATGGAAAATTTCAAGTTTTCATGGAAATATTAGTGTGTTGAATAAAGATGGTGTGTTTTTAGATATAACAGATTGGAATATAAGAGATAGATTTGGCAATATTTTATATACTCCTTTAGTTTTGCCATCTGAATATTATGACTGGGCTCTACAGTATCTGCAAAATGTAATTTATTCAACAGAGGATTTGAGGAAACTTATCGAACGTGAATTTGTGACTGAAAATGAAGAAGCATTACAAATAGCTCGTGATTCATTAGAGAAAACACAAGAGTCGTTGAATTTGACTCGACAATCATTAGATGTCACTCGACAATCTTTGAGGTGGACAAAATTTGCTTTTTATGTGTCTGTTGTTGCCTTACTAATTGGAGCATTTTCCTATAATTGGTCGACATCAACAATTACAAGTGATCAATTTAGTATTATAAAAGATGGAAATAATAAAATAATTGAATCTATTAATGAAAATACAGCTAATGTATGTGACAAATTAGATAGTATAAATAAAAAAGTATCATTAGATGTGTTGAAAAGCAAAGTAATGAAATAGGTATAAAGAATCTATATTGTATTCTTTGAAAATTAAGATAGAATAAAAATATCTGTAAATCGTTGTATTATAGGCTGATATGTCAGATTGTGATGAAGCGGTAATTTCAAGAATTTAGCCAATCGGGAAACCGGTTGGCTTTTTCTATATATTTGCTCGTGAACGTTCAAAACGAGTTAAAATGCTTTGTAAATATGTACTTACAGTTGATAGTATTTCCTATGATATTCCCAAATCTTGTATTCAGAATTGGGATGAAATTAAGTTTTCCCGTAAACGCTCCGGACTTGAAGGGATAACTAGAACTTTTACCTCAAAATTCCAGTTTGTTGGAGAAGCCTATGACCTCATTTTGGAGGAGTATTTGAGCAAGTACCTGGCTTCTAATGCCAGTATCTCTGTTTATACTATAACCGATTCTCATACTTATGATGAATTCTTCAGTTGCCGACTGGATTTCGGTTCATTGACCTATGATGGAAATACTGTTTCTATTAATTCGATAGATGATAGTGTCGCTAATATCATAAAGGCTAACAAAGGAACGCAGTACGAATATTCGGTAGATGAGATAAAAGATGTATATCAGCTTTATTATGATTCTGTAAGTATGAATTATAGTCAACCGCATACATTAGGTGGTAATACTGTAGAAAATGATGCTTCTTTGCAATATATTGTAATTGACAAAGGAATATATGTAGAAGCTATAACATATTCGCTTCCCTTATATATTTCTGGTGGTGAACTTCCGTCACGGGATTCACCTCTTGAGTTTTATGATGCACCACAGGAATCGAAAGATGATCCAAATGTATTTGTTAAAGCCTTGTCCGACATTGATATAGTATTGAATTTTAGTTTTGAATACTATATCAGTTATAGTGATGCGTATACAACTAAAGCTGAAATTGTTCTAGGTGGGCGTTACGAAGATGGTCGTTTAGTCGAGTTGAAAAGATGGGGGTATAATAAGGGGGATGTTACCCCAAGTAATCTGAATGAATCCATCAAGATTCATCTGACTAAAGGACAGGCTTTATTTTTTGATTTGAAGGTAACATTTAACAGAGTTAATGCTTCTACTGGCAATATTTATTTTCGTAATTTCAAATTTGAGACACGCTTTACTTCTCGAGCTAACCCTATCTATGTGGATGCAATAAGACCTATTGATGTGTTAAACCGATTGCTTAAAAGCATGAATGGTGGAAATGAAGGTATCTATGGTGAAATAGCTTCAGGTGCTGATGAAAGGTTAGATAATTGCGTGATATTAGCTGCTGAAAGTATTCGTGGAATCCCCCAAGCTAAGCTATATACTTCTTATACAAAGTTTAAAAACTGGATGGAAACAGTTTTTGGCTTTGTGCCTGTGATCAATGGTGTCACTGTTTTTTTTAAACACCGGGACAAATTGTTTAGTGATAACAATGTAAAGGATTTAAACAGCAGCTTTTCTAGTTTTGAGTATAAGGTTGATTCATCAAGAATATATTCTTTGGTTAGGGTAGGATATGATAAACAGGACTATGAAAGTATGAATGGTCGTGACGAATTCCGATTTACTACTGAATATACTACTGGCATTGATATAACTGATAATGTATTAGAGTTGATTAGCCCTTACCGTGCTGATGTTTATGGAATTGAATTCTTATCGCAAAAGAGAGGCCAAGATACAACGGATAGTGAAAGTGACAATGATGTGTTTTTTGTTTGTGCCAGTACTACATTACATGATAATGGCGGAGTACAAACATATAAAGAGTATAGGCTTATAAGGAGCGGTTGGGAAATAAGTGGTGTACTTGATCCTGAAACGATGTTTAATACCATGTATTGGCAAGGAGGCATATTGCAAGCAAATGCCGGCTATATTGGTATGTTCACTAAAAAACTATCTTATTCTTCTTCTGACGGTAATAGTGATGTTGTTGTCAATGGTATAGGAATGAAAGATGATTTTAACGTTGAAAGTGGTATTATAACTTGTGGAGATGTTTCATTCACAACTTATAATGAAGATATTCCACCAACAGATGATGAAACGATTAAAATCTTAAAAGATGATCTAGTTTACGAGGGCTACATCAAAGAGGTGAGTAGTACAGTTGAGAGAAACGAGGGAGTGAAGTATGATTTATTTGTCCGTTCAATAACAAAAGCCTAGAAATATGATTATAAGCCCGTTTACCCCACTGTTTTTTTCTCCGTCTACCGATAAATTTGGAGCGAAGAGTAAATATGTGCAATTATTCGCACGTACAGACAGGATTTTTGTTGAATTGATTTTGACAGCCAAAGAGCAGGAGCCTATAGTTTACATTAATAATCTTTTAAGTAATATATCTACACCTGTATCATTAAGCTCATGGAAGATGAATGATGATAAGATTCTTTATTTCTATAACATTTCATTGCTTCCATGTGGATACTATACTGTAACAGTTAATGGGAATACGAGTGAGATTTTTAAAGTTACGGACGATGAATGTGAGTTATCAGAAACCAGCCTTATTCAGTATTCAATGAAAGATAATAAGCAGCGTCTTGATGCTGTCTGGTGGATAGATGGGATGCAATACTTTTTTGATTTTCGCGTTCCTGGTGGTTTCAAAGATAACGGATGGACGTTCGGTGTGGATAATGAGCAGTTCGTGACCTCTGATGAGGATATTGTTGAGCTATTCAGCCACGAATATACAACAGTATTATTCACGCTTGGAAATGGGATGGGATGCCCTGTGTGGTTTGCTGAATTATTGAATCGTGTCTTATGCTGTAATTACGTCTACTTTGATGGTGTTCGATATACCAGAAAGGAAAGTAATGTTCCGGAACTTAACCAGCAAATAGAGGGATTGAAGAGTTTTGTGTTCAATCAAATGTTACAGAAGGTAAGAACGATGAATCCAGTTTTGGAATGGAATAACCAGCTTGCTATGAGGTGTGTACAAAGCGGTGCTTATAGGATAGCAGATGATGAAGGAATGCGTAGTATCAAGTATGGTTCAGAAAGTGGGGTTGCAGAGGTCGGAGCATATATCAATATGACTAAGGCTATTCCTAATACTGGAGTTTCTATTAATAGTGATACTATGGTTACTGTCAACAGTATTCATCACCCAGGTGTTGATGAAAATTCATATTGGGATTTGATTGCAATCAAGACGACTGACATAGATAACAAGTATATTGGTAGAAGAGGTTACGGTAAACTTACAGTTAATGGACTGGATAGACTAAAGAACGATTTGGACAACGGTTCGATAAATTTGCGTGCTGTACTATATAAAGGAGATTCGTATACTAACCTCATTGAAGGGAGTGTAATCAGTAGGGATGGTGTATGTGTCTTGAAAGGTATTAACGGTGGAGATATTGGTGCTCTGAAGGAGTTCCAACTTTATCTTGATAATGTCTATGATTGCGACATAGATAATCTTGGTATGACCATTGAGCTTGTATGGGTATATGAAAATGATTAAAAAAGAGAATTATGACAGAAACAGAAAAACAACAGATTATTAGCCTTGTGTTACAAGCGTTGAAGACAAACAGTCTTACAATAGAGCAACTGACTGATACAACAGAGCTATCCAAAGATATGTACGTTGAAGTTAGTGGCGGTCGGAAAATATCTATTGATTTACTTTCAAGTACCATTGCTAAAATGGTGAATGGTGATTTTGATGCATTAGTGGAGAATATCAATAAGATTGCAAAAGATTTATCGGATGGAGACGCCGAGTTATTGAAACGTATAACAGGAGTGTCTGATAAATCCAATCCTTTGACTGACCCATTTAAAAGTATTGGCTCTTTTACTACTATTGGTAGCTTTAAAGATAAATTAAAAACAATGTATTCCGGGGATTCTTCTATTGGGAATTATCGGTGTATTTTGTCTGTTGATTCGTCTAAGATTCCTGTAAATATACAAATTGAACGGTTGGAGCTTAATAAGGTTTGTCAATCATTCACTTCGTGTATACAACTGGCTACCATGTCAGACAATGCCGAAGGTGTATATTTAGGTACAGTTTGTACAATCTCACGAATAGGTATTGTTTCCAATGAGAGTGTTACATGGGGCAAATGGACCTCTGTAATAAATGACTTTGAGGAAAGGATAGGAAAAGCGAACGGTATCGCTCCTTTGAACGAAGAAAGTAAAGTTCCTTCTGAATGTCTGCCTGAACCGTTGTCTCTTGGGGAAGGTGAAGAAGAAGCTTTCCCCGGCAACCGTGGAAAGTCTTTGGAAGATACAATGAAAAATATCCCTTCCGATATAATCAAACCGGGTTCTTTCTCCGTCCTGTCTGACGCTTCCTATCTCGATGTGTATTTTAAGAAAGTGTCCAAAACAACCGGTAAAGAAACGGATGACAGCTTCCGTCTGCCTTCTGCTACCCTTGAACAAGCCGGCCTTTTGTCCGCCGAGGATAAGCAAGCCCTTGAGGATATGAAGAGCGGCACGCCCGCTGACGATGTAACACACCCCATCGTCATTGTTGATGAGATCCGCCCATTGAAAGACGGCTACTATACCCTTGAAACCGCTATTGCCGCCGTTGTATCTAGCCAGCAGGAAACAGGCATCAACTATGAGAGGACAGGACTTATCATTACCTATAAAACGGGTGAATACGAAATGGAAACCCGGCAGTTTCAAGGTGCGGTGTCTGATTTTAATGAGGTGGCACTTTGGAAGAACTTTGGCGGTGAAGGTTCGAAAGTGGAACTTGGTGATGCTCCCGAAGAGGGGGGCGATAAAGCCCTCTCAACCGGTGGTGCGTATGATTGCATCCCTGTGGACTTTTCTCTTGACACCGAGACTGAAGGCGTTGTCAAAATTCAAATGGTCAACGCCAAAGGCGAAGGTGTCGGCGAAGAGAAACAGTTTCTTGTCGGTACCGGCGGTGGTGGAGGAGGTGGTGGTACTATTGTGGCCATTGCTTTTGAATCCTCTCCCGTTTACGGGGCATACGGTTCACCTATCAAGGGACGTGCGGCTGTCCGTTCCGTGACTAGCGGCGGTGGCATTGAAACAGAGAATTCCATTGAAACGCTTGAGATAGTTGACCGTGACAGCGGTCTGACCGTGTGGGCGGAACGTGTCAACAGACCGAGTTCCGGTGATTTGACCGATTACACGTTCGAGCTTGACTTCACTTCGTTCTTCACAGCTGCGGGTTCCCGCAAGTTCAAGCTTGTGGCTACCGATGATTCCGGGAATACCGGAAGCAAGAACATTTCGGTTACTGCCGTTGATATAACCTGTACCTGCGTGCAAGTGTTGCAATACAGCCCGGACACGCCCGTAACTCCGACAACAGGAAGCGTTACCATCCCCCTGTACAAGTTCGCCAACAACCAGTCGGATAAAGGTATTTCCGTCCGGGTGGACATCAAGATTAATGGAGAATGGCATCTTCTTGCTACAACCGCCGTCAATGACAGTTTTACCCATTCCATTACCCTGCATCCGTCAGAACTGGGCTTGTCACATGGCAGCTACCCGCTCCGCATACAGGGAACTGATATAGCCAGCGGTGCAAAAGGCAATACCATCTACACGGCTGTAATGGTGGTGGAAGAGGGGAATGAAACTCCGATAGTGTCGTTACGGTACGATGATACGACCGGCGGTACAGTGCGCCTGTACGACACATTGAAACTCGATGTCGCGGTTTACGTCCCCGGCAAGTCGCAGTCCCATGTCGCCATATTTGCTAATGGTATACAATTCACGCAGCTTCTCGCCCTTAATACTCGTAGTTATTCTGTTTCACAGCAGATAAAAGGGTATGCTGACGGCACAGCGGTAACCTATAATGCTATTGTCAGTGCTGTATCGAGTGACAATATCATTGTTACTGTTGACGGATCGGCCATCGACGCCGAACTGACTTCCGGTACTATCTACGACTTTGATTTTTCGGGACGCTCCAACGATGAAGCAGACCATAGCATCACGTCGAACGGTTATGAGTTGAAACTGGCCGGTGCAAACTTTACCAGCAACGGATTCGGTACCTTCCTCGGCAAGAATTGCCTGCGCATCGCGGAAAATGTAACCGGACAGCTCAACCATTATATGTTCGGCTCTTCGATGTTGGAGGCTACGGGCGGGGCGATACAGTTCACCTTTGCGACCAAGAACGTGAAGGACAAGAACGCAAAACTGATGGAGTGTTACGACGAGAGTTCCGGCGCCGGCTTCTATGTGACCGGCTCAAAGGTGGGCATCTACTGCAAGAACGGCATAAGGTCGCGTGAGGAACGCTCCTACGAGCAGGGCAAGGAGATAACCGCCGCTATTGTCGTAGAGCCTACAAGCATATACATTGAACGTGGCGGCATCAAGTATTCAATGATATGTCTCTACCTTGATGGCGAACGTGTCGCGGCCCTCGGCTATGTGGGTGGCACCGGCAATCTTTTCCAGGATCGCAATATCAAATTCAATGGAGAGAGAGGCGACCTTTACCTCTATAACCTCTGTGCGTGGAACACCTACTTTGAGTGGGCGCAAGCACATAAGAACTACCTTGTCCGGCTTACTGACACGGAAATAATGGTCAAGGAATATGAGTTTGAGAATGTGCTTGTCTCACAGACCGCTGAAGGCACGACGATGTTACGTCCTAGTGCCGCAGAACTTTATGCGCGCGGTATTCCCTATATTGTGGAAGTAGCATCGGATGAAAGCTTCAATGAGTTTGACAACGGTGTTTCGACAAGCGACAACTTCACCGTCGACCTTTATTACTACGACCCCGTTCATCCGTGGCGTTCATTTGTGGCACGCGGCGTACGCAAACGCAGGCAGGGAACCACATCAGCCAAACGTTGCAAGAAAAATCCCCGTTATTATCTCGGCAAGGCGAAGGAGATTGTACCGTTGTTCCCGGACTATACCAATGCTGATGCACTGTTAACCTACGCTCTTTTCAAGCAGAAAAAAGTGCGTGTGGGCGAGAATACCATCCCGGTGGATATCATCACCGTCAAGATAGACTTCTCTGATTCCAGCGGTGTGAACGATTGCGGCACTTGCGACATGATGAACTACACCTACCGCTCTCTCGGTGGCGACTACCTGACCCCTGCCCAGCGCTTCTTTGACGGCACATATGACTTGGGTGACATACACATCGAAGGCTTGGAGATGAATCACTCGACCGCCAACCACCCGGTGTGCGTGTTCCGTTCCACATCGGACACGTTGCAGAATGTCTACTTCGAGGCGCGTGGTAACTGGAAAGAGGACAAAGGCGAACAGACCGCCCTTGGGTTCATGAACACTCCCGGTTACAACCTCGGCTGTCTGAACTATCAGGACGCATCGTTTGTCGAGTTCTTCGGCCGCGCAGAGGAAACGCTTGACCAGATAGAGGAACGCTTCAAGGCTACAGACGGACTTGATACGGGTATGCTCTACCTGCTGTCTTTGTATTGCGGGCGTGACTACCGCTTCATGCGTTACGTTGACGGCGCATGGAAGGATACAACCGGTTCAATGTATCAGGAAGATGGCAAATGGCTCATTGAGGGTGATGTACTGAACCCCGTTGAAGGTTTTGAACTACTCGTGTACCAAGGGATGTGTTGGTGGCGCGGTGTTTCTTCCGTTGAGGATATGATGAAACCCAGCTCAATGAAGTCAAGTTGGGTTCAGAAACTCATCGACAAAGGTGAAATATCCGGCGACACATTCCCGGCATGGACATACTATTTCGAGTGTATGGTTGACAATGACCAGCTCGCCATCGACTATGCGCTCGGGAAGAAAGTGCCTTACCAGCTCTATAATATGCTGCGCTTCTGTGATACTTGTAACAAGGACAACGATGCCCAGTGGCAGGAGAACTGGCGCAATAATCTGCGTCTGCACGCCAACCCCAAATCAGTGATGAGCTACTACGGCTTTACCGATTACGCCTGCGGCAAAGACCAGCAAGCAAAGAATATGCAGCCCATGTGGTTCTTGGAAAGCGGGGCGAGCGTTACCAAGGGCGTCTATTCACCGAACGCGCTTATCATGTATCTTAACAAGATATATGATGCTGACGGTGTGAACGACAAGGACAATGACGGCGGTTGCGATACCGACCCCGAAGTAGACCCCGGCAAACCCTCGACAGATACGTATACCAACCCGTTTGCAGGGTGGAACAGTATCCTTTGGGTGTGTTGTAGGGAACAGCAGGAGGTGTTGCTTGTCGACGGAAACACCATAGACCTGCGCACGGTCATCGCGGCTATGCGCTCCTGCCAAATAGAAGTGGACGGTCAAATGATGAAACCTTTCTCACCGGATGGTGCTATCTATTTTTATTGTACCAAACGGCAGTTGGTATGGCCGAAAGTGGTCAGCTCTTACGATGGCTACCGGAAGTATATCCAGTACACCGCCACCTCGGATGCTATCTACTTCTACGCTCTGCAAGGGCTTGGATTGACATCGCTTCCGGCATTTATCCGTACTCGTTGGCGCATCCGCGACGGTTATTACCAGACCGGAGACTTCTTCAGCGGTGTTCTGTCCGGGCGTATCGCTTGTGGTGCAGATGCGACAATAACTATCATGGCAGCGGCAACCGGTTACTTCGGTGTTGGCAATGACGCATCGGGCAACCTCTCGGAGAGTTGTTACCTCGAAGCCGGACAAAGCTACACATTCACCAACTTTGCCAAAGATGAGGGTGCATTGCTGTACATCTACCAAGCCGACCGGATGAGTAGTATAGATCTCTCCGCATTGACGCTTAGTGACAACTTCGATTTCTCGGTCATGAGTCTTGTGGAAACCCTTGTCACAGGTGGAGAAAACCATGTCGAACGTAGTATGGGTTACAATAAACTGGCGGCATATATGCTCGGAGACTTGCCGTTCCTAACCACACTTGATATCAGGAATACCGGAGCAAAGAGCCTTGATGCTTCCAAGTGTCCCCGTATTGAGCATATCCACACCGAGGGCAGTGTATTGGAAAACCTGACTCTTGCAGAGACTTCTCCGATTAATGACATCTCTCTTCCACCAACAATGACAAGCCTCCGTTTTGTCGGTCTTCCTGAACTGACCTATACCGGTCTTTCCGCCCCGTCCGGCCTGCAAATAGAATCTATGCCGAACGTTCAACGTCTGCGTCTTGAAACGTCGCCTAAACTTGACGCCATCCAGATGCTCCGTGACGTCCTCGCTTCACAGACGGAATCCCGTAAACTTTCCATGCTCCGTATCTCGAACATGACACTGAAGGCTGACGGCTCCGAGCTTCTTGCCATTCTCGAATATGGAGTTGCTGGTATGGATGAGGACGGTAACAGACAGGATAAACCGGTGGTCAACGGCACGTACGAGTTGACGGTTATCCGTGAAACGGATGAAATCGAATCCCTTGAATCCGGCATCGACGGCCTTGTCATCCTTACCGTCATCGATGCCTACATCGACCTTATCAACTGGTTCAATAATGAGTCTTATGGCGGGGAACCGTACTACGATAATGTAACGCTGGACAACATCAATGAAGTCCTTGAATATTATAACGGCGAAACTTACGAAGAATATCTCGAACGCTTCGCTGAAGACAATATGGATATTAATGATTTAATTAACAAGTAACTATGACGAATGAACAAAGCGCAACGCTGCTTCGCTTGAACAAACAGGCGCAGGTGGTCGCACTGAACGCCGTTGGATTCTCGGATATCACCGAGAACTCCCGCGCCTCTGAATTTGGACAACGTATCAAGTGGGCTGCCGGCCTGCTTGATTTGAATCTTGCCTGTAACCGCATCTCGGATAACTCCAAATGGTATTTCACCCGTGAGGAATGGGATTCCTTCACGGTTACCAACAAACAGTTGTTTATCAAACGCGGTCTTCGTATCCGTGCGCATGGACACTCCTTCGTAATTTCCGCCCAGGAGTGCTATAATGCCGACATGACTACCACCTTCTACTGGGGCGGTCAGGGCAAAGCCATAGACGGCCTGAATCAAAAAGGACTGGGCGCCATGTATGACTGCTTCACGGGTGAGGAAGATACTGACCTCATTATCGCAACTCTGAAAGACCAAAATAATAGTGGTGTGATCGGTGCGCCAGCTGCCGAAGCCGCCCGCGCCTACCGTGCCTACACTTTGGAAAGTGACGGTATCGAGGATGAATCCAACTGGTTCCTTCCGTCATCCGGTCAAATGCTTCTGATGTATCGTTACCGTGATAAAATCAATGAGATGATGCGTACCTTTTGGAGTAGTGACAGTATGCTGATGACTGATAAATACTACTGGTCATCAACAATTT